TTACAAGACGCGTACTCTCCTCAGGCCAATTAGACTGAGGTTTCCTATAAAACTTGGTTACACTTGAAGAAAAAACTCCCCGGGGCAGATGCTCCGGTTGAAAAATTCAAGAGAACCTGAGAATAAATTCTCAGCTTCAGGAAACATCTGTCTCGATTGTACTATGCTTACCAACATAGCGAGGCGGCCACCCATACCTCTTTAAACGGGTTGTCCCTCCAAAATAGTCTCCGTCCGAGTTAACGGAGGAAACGGTTTTGGTGGTGGGACGAAAGGCTCGTATATCGGTGGAACACCGAGGAAGAACGACAAAGAAAAGTCGTCTCCTGCGGCGTGCCACTGCTGGACTACTTCAGAAGCTGCTGAAATGCCAGAATATACGTGTTTAGCCCCAAGATTTTGAGTCATCGATCTGTTAATGATCAATCGCTCTTGTCCTGTGTTTTCCACATTTTCGAAATACACTCCCAGCATATAGCGGGTATTCGAATAAAATGGTAACTGGACTTCAAGAGTAGACTGAATCTGATTATCAGTAAACGCTGCTCCTTCATATCCATGGGGCAATACTGCGTCTAATTCTAAATTAGTCGCGCCAGTTGCAATGATAGGCTGTTGACCTACGGTCGTTGGACTACTAACTGTTGCTAATCTCTCAAGCCATTGGTATGACGAGTTAGCACGTTCTAATGTAGTTCCACCGTTACCGCGGTTATAATAAGCCAGCTTGTAACGAGTTGACCCCCTCATGATTAGGTAACATGGCGACATATACGATAAAAATGTATTTCGTCTAGCCACGTTCGGACCTACTTGAGCGGGTACAAATGGTAAGATACGCGTAACAATCTGGTGTTCGTTAATAGGCGTTGCACCGGAAAAATTACCAGTGTACACCAGACTGAAGCGTTTTATAAGTGATCTGATGGACGTAATCCGTTCTCCGAAGAAAACTAATGAATTATGATCGTCTACATCTGATGCACCTACAACTGCGTGTGATGTTGCATTTGCGGAGCTGCCCTCATCAGCTTTACATGACACCATCTCGGCGGTAGGCTCGAAGTTCTGTGCACTCAATGGTGAGGCTGCATTGAACTGTGTGAACCTTGCTAGACTCCAATTGCTGGGTCTTTCGAGAGGTTGCGCAAATTGCATGTCCTCGCCACATTTAAAATAAACGTTGACTTGGACTGGTGCCCTATTGGCCGACGCATTGCCGTCGACTAAAATAGGGGATACGAGTTCATTGACGATAGAAATGGTAAATATTCCCATGTGGATACGGGAATCGAAATTACTTAAAATCTGTAATGTGTTCTCAGTCTGGTCTCCAGGCTGAAAACTCGTCGACTGCGGTTGCCCAGTAATACCTACTGGTTGGGCACATTGCAGCCAAGGGAATCGACTATTATAGTCGATTGTGAACTCGGTAGAGGTTTCGTCAGCTAAATCCAAAATAGTAGTATAACGTGTGTTAATATCTTCAGTATTGGGAACATTAGTGACGGGGGCTTCTCGTACGTACGGGTCAAATTGCAGCTTCAATCGACCGCTGTGCATACTTGAGCAGACCACCTCTACCCGATAGGTAATGGACCCCTTCCAAAAACGAAACATGTTGGCTACATGTCCGCCGGGAGTGTCCATTGCTTGAACCAGTTGGCCTTTATTGGCCGTCCGGTGAAATTGGTTCGGTGATACAAGTGATACGAACAAAAGCTGGCCATTGCCAGCTGGAGAAGTGAATTGACCGTTAAGGCCACGCCATTCAGGGCGAGCGATCCACTGCTCTCGTGTCACAATTGAAGAGATTGCCATTTCATCTTCAGGCATCACACCACATGTTGTGGGATCCACTGTGATTTCTTGTTTAGGGTCCAAAGCGAGACTATAACTCGAATCTTCGCCTGCTGTATTAGCAAGACGACCATGAACTCTGCCCAGAAATCTCTCTGGATTCTGAACCATTGCTGGTGCTGAAAAACCAAACATTTTGGCTATGTTGCCAGCAGCTGACGCGCCAATTTCTGTAGCGCGTGCGAACTTCCCAATAATAGGGGCGCTCTTCAGCATGCCGGCACCTGCTGCGACAGCAGTAGCTCCGCGTGATACGGGGCCATCTGCATACTCATCTTCCATTTCGGAAGTCGCAACCCAATCTGGTTCCAGCAAAGTGTACTGCTCCTTTTCCCTAGATCCACAACAACTTTCAAAATTGCCAGTTGGTGTGAAATCAGTGGGAATTGACATCTTCATATTCTCAGCCCACGCATAAGTCGTGACATTGACTCGTTGCGGGGTACTGAGATTACAGATGCGGAGAGGATTAACATCGAAAAACCATAGGGATCCCAGAGTTTCCTTTTCGAAAGGATTAGGCTCATTCTGGGGAGTCCCGTTAAAACTGATATAATTGTTATGCCAAATAAAAGGCAAAGTCATTTCAGCTACTTGGTTGCTCGATGGGTTTAACCAAACGTGGGGATAAGTGGAAAAATGCTGATAAGTAGTTTCATCAACCCCGTCACTAGTACGATTCGTTTGTGCATACCAGGTGATTGCTTGTCCTGCAACCAAATTACCAGTACGTTTGAAATCATTATAAGAGAACTCTCGAGAACCATAAGGTATGTATACAACGAGAAGTCGTCCGTATTGAAACGGAGTGCCGTTAATAATAAAACGACACTTAAGATCAAAACTACCGTAAGCGAAATTTTGGAGTTTCGCGCGAACACGGTCATCAGATTGCCAGCTCGTCCAGGGATCAATTTCCCGAGAAACCGATGAGTTCTCGAACGTAGTTGTCCATTGAAACTCATTGATACGAACGGGACGCTCAAGGAACTTCCCCAACGGCACATTGTCGGAATAACCATCATCAAAGGTGGAATCACGTGGTCCCGCCATATTGACGGTGTATGTGCTTGGGGCGTCTTTGAACGTGGCTGTCTGATATTGTACAGCATCAGGATTAGATTCACTAACCATAAAATTATCAGCAGACACCACTGCATCGGGACTTGTTTGGTCCGCGCCATTCTCAGCTGACGCGTCACTGTTTTCATTATTGTAAGAAGGAAGGCGGTAGGAGCCTGCTCAAGGGGCCTCACCCTGACGAACAGACTACTTACGGACTCCAGCAATTTTGAAGGATCATCTCCAACATAATTAGGCTTGCTAGGAGCGTGCTCAGGCTAAATAGCCATCCTAATTTCCACACTGTGCTTTGCATAATACATTATACCGTAAGTTTATTTACATATTTACATGATCTACAATGCGAGCTTATTGGCGCGCTATACAGCTGACATCAAAGCTTAGTCAATGTGTGTGGAAAAATGACTAGTCGGAACAAAGTCGTCACATTCAAGTTTGTAAGCCTTCGGTATCCACGGGGTAATACCCTCCGAAGAATCCATTTGCTTGGTAATATAATAATCATAGGTGTGAAACTTAAATTCCGGAAAAACGCCTTTGAGTACAAGAACGACTTTATCAAATTCTTGACGGCCATATTGAGATAACTCAATGACCGCTGACTCAAGACACGCCTCGTCGTGCTCCTGCCGCGTCAACTCTTTGGACTCAATGCCAATTGTTAGAGTTTTCATGACGGACGGCTTTTCAATGGGACACAACCATAAGTCGGTCTCGCTGTCAAATACCCAGCGACGTTTTCCAATGGTGGCTTCTGAAACGGGGACAGACCTGTATGTAGTATCAGATTTGTCCGCTGGTGTATACTTCAAACCAATAGATGCAAAATATTTCTGCACGGTCTGAAAGTTAAACCAGGGCTCCACTTCAGTAGAGAAACTATAAGTATTGTCGTCTCCCAACGAACAAAACTCAACGTTATCTCTAAAAGACTCACGAACTCCATTCAAAGTGCCATGAACGGCACGGTAATTCGTGAAATAAGCCATACGGATGTACAACGAGTTGACAATGTCATTCAAAATAAAAGTGAGTAACACGCCAGAGCTCAATGATCCGCAAATTTCCAGTAGGCAAGTGTCCATCAACACCAATGGGTTCGCAATATCACTAGCGACGCTCAACATCATATTCTTATATTCAGTCGAGACTTCGCCAGAGCGTTCCTTAACATTGATGATGACAGTAAAAGCGGCCATGAGCATTTGAATACTCAAGTACTTATCATACTTACTGAAATCGCCATTAGCTAGTCTTGGATGTTTGGCAAGACGCTTGTAGATCAATCCCCAATCTTTCGAAAAGGGATTTACTCCACCAGACGTCTCGCTAACATTAAAATTTCTAGTATAGATGGTCATCCAAGCTCCAAATGCTTGCCTACAAAGTAGGTAAAAGCACATAGGGCCTAGAGTGAATAAACGGATCTTACGTTCAGCAACCTTTTCCCGAGCGCGAGGCTCGTCTTTGGGACAAGTTTTGAAAACAATACCGTTACGCTGTCCGTCTGAAGCGCGTTCCAACATTTCGTCGTACTGCTGCTGTAATTCAGGGGTCAGCTTCCATCCCTCAGGCTTGGAAGATTCAGGGTCGGGCACTAAATGCTCGTATTTCTTCCCGCCATCTGGAAACCCAGCCGAGGTAGATTTTGGCATGGGCTTGGCTTCAGTCCCTGGTACACCGTTAATACATGTGTCCAGATCCCAAAGCCTGTCAGACTCTTCAAACGACTTAATAGTACATAGTTTGTCCGTAAAATCTTGGACAGCTAACTCTAAAATGTCAGAATCGACTCCAGTAACCTGTTGTTTCAAATCGGATAAAGCGTTACGCTCCGGAGAAACGTAATTGCCATCGTCCTTAATTCGACCATCAAAACGGGGTCTTATCAAGTCATGATGATACTCACTAGGAAGTTGCTCAAAAAGCTC